TTCCTGAAGGTCACTGCGGGCGCTGTAGACCGTTTTATGACCTCCTACCCGGATCTGTGCTACGGCGAGAAATACCGCATGAGCGTGGATCTGTTCAACCACGGCGCGCACAAGGGCCTGTGGTGGGGCGAGGACTACGCCTTCTGCCGGCGCTGGGAAGAATGCGGCGGCGATGCCTGGCTTGTGCCGGACCTGCAGCTTGACCACCACAGCGCGGACAAGTCGTACCCGGGCAACTTCCACATGTACCTGCGTCAGCAACCTGGAGGAGACCTGTGCCCCTGATCTACATGGAACACCCGCGCCACGGCCAGAAGATCGCCACGATGGAGGCCGAGGCGGAATACGACGAACAAAACGGGTGGCGGCGTTATACTCCGGATGAGCCTGACGAGCCGGGGAACGATGCCGCTCCCATGAACCATATGCTCGGAAGGCGCCGTCGCAAGGAGCCCGAGCATGTCCACGACAGCCGGTGACCAAATCTACGCCGCATTGCGGCTGATCGGTCAATTGGCCGAGGGCGAAACCCCATCGGCCGAAACAGCGCAAGACGCGCTGGCAGCGTTGAACCAGATGCTGGACTCGTGGAGCATCGAGCGCCTGTCGGTGTTCTCCACGCAGGATCAGGTGTTCAACTGGCCTGCAAACGTCTATGAGCGCACGCTCGGGCCGAGCGGCAACTTTGTCGGCAACCGCCCGGTGCTGCTGGACGATTCCTGCTACTTCCGCGATCCGACGACGGGCATCAGCTACGGCCTGATGTTTATCAACCAGCAGCAGTACAACGGTATTGCGCTGAAGACGGTGACGTCCACCTACCCACAAAGCATGTGGGTGAACATGACGATGCCGGATATCACCATGACGGTGTACCCGGTGCCTACGCGGGAACTGGAGTTCCACCTCGTCTCGGTGCAGGAACTGTCGCAGCCCGCCACGCTGAACACGGTGCTGTCGTTCCCGCCAGGCTACCTGCGGTGCTTCAAGTACAACCTGGCCTGCGAGATTGCCAACGAGTTCGGCGTTGAGCCGCCGCCGACGGTGCAGCGCATTGCGATGGCGTCCAAGCGCGATCTGAAGCGAATCAACTTCGCTGACGACATCATGAGCCTGCCGTACAACCTGATCAACCGCCGTCAGCAGCGGTTCAACATCTACGCCGGCACGCCGTGAAGACGAATATTCTCGGTGGCGCCTACGTCGCCCGCAGCGTCAATGCTGCGGCAAACCGCATGGTCAACCTGTTTCCAGAGGCTGTGCCCGAGGGCGGCAAGGAACCGGCGTTTTTGCAGCGGTGCCCGGGGCTTCGTCTGGTGGCGACCGTGGGCGAAGGCCCCATCCGGGGAATGTGGAAGTTTGGGGACTTCCTGTACGTTGCCTCTGGCGGCAAGCTGTACCGCGTGGACGGGAACTTTGCCGCCACGGAACTGGGGCTTATCAACGGCAGCGGGCCGGTGAGCATGGCCGACAACGGCATCCAGTTGTTCGTGGCTTGCAACCCCAGCGCGTTCATCTACAACGCCAACACGGGTGTTTTTGCGCAGATCACGGACCCTGACTTTCCGGGCGCGGTCACTGTCGGCTATTTGGACAGCTACTTTGTCTTCAACGAGCCCAACAGCCAGCGCGTGTGGGTGACATCGCTGCTTGACGGCACTGCCATTGATCCGCTGGACTTTGCCAGCGCCGAGGGCAACCCCGACAACATCGTGTCGCTGATGGTTGACCACCGCGAGGTGTGGCTGTTCGGCAACAACACCGTTGAGGTCTGGTACAACGCCGGCCTGGCTGACTTCCCGCTGGCGCGCATTGAAGGCGCGTTCATGGAAACCGGTTGCCTCGCGCCGTACAGCGTCGCCAAGCTGGACAACGCCGTGTTTTGGCTGGGCTCTGATGCTCGCGGCAACGGCATCGTGTACCGCAACCAGGGCTACAACGCCCAGCGCGTCAGCACGCACGCCATCGAGTGGCAGATTCAGCAGTACAACGTGCTGAACGACGCCATCGGCTATTCGTACCAGCAGGATGGGCATTCGTTTTACGTGCTGACGTTCCCAACCGCTCAGGCAACGTGGGTGTTCGACGTTGCCACCGGCCTGTGGCATGAGCGGGCCTACTGGGACGGCGTGCAGTACCGCCGGCATCGAAGCAACTGCCAGGCGAACTTTGCTGGGCAGGTGCTGGTGGGAGATTGGGAGAACGGGCGCGTGTATGCGTTTGATCCCGAGGTGTATCAGGACGGCAACGATGAACAGCGCTGGTTGCGGTCGTGGCGCGCGTTGCCTACGGGGCAGAACACGCTGAAACGCACGGCGCATCATGCGTTGCAATTGGATTGTGAAGCTGGTGCGTCTGCGTTTTTTGACACAGCATCGGCAAGCATCAATTGGATTGCTTTTGCTTTGGGCATTTTGCAATATGCCGCAGGAACAGAACCCGGGTCTTCAATCATGGGAGAAAAGTTCGATAGAAGAATGTTGGGAGATGTGGACAACACCGGGTCTGTTGTTCTAGCTGACGCAACTACAGTTCTTTCCTACGCAGCAGGCAATCCAGTTTCTGAGTCCGTCAGAAATTATTTGCAAATCACGGCAACAGAAATTCTGTTTGCCAACCCAGCAAAATACAACGCTTACATAAGCGGCACAGTCAATGTTGGCACTTCTCGCGCCATGCTCCGTTGGTCCGACGACGGCGGCCACACTTGGAGCAATGAGCACTGGGCCAGCATGGGCAAGCTGGGCGAGTACGGCAAACGCGTGATCTGGCGCCGGCTGGGCATGACCACCAAACTGCGAGATCGGGTGTACGAAGTCAGCGGCACCGATCCGGTGAAGATCGCCATCATGGGTGCGGAGCTTTCCGCCACCCCGACGAGCGCATAACGTGGAGCTTGCACCGCGCGTACCGTCACAGCGCGACCCGCTGGTGGACCAGGGGGCGCTGACCACTCGCGCGTGGTTCCGGTTCTTTCAGTTGCTGCAGAACGCGACGGAGAATTCCGCGCTGTTCCAGTACACCATCGTTGAGAACACGACGGGCTCGACGATCCCCAAGGGTTCTGTGGTCGGCTTTGTGGGCGTGGGCGCCAACAACGTGCTGTCCGTCGCTCCGTACCTAGCTGACGGCTCATCGCCGTCGCTGTACATCTTGGGCGTTATGGCCGAGGAACTGCCCGACAGTGGCGCTACGGGCCTGTGCTGCGTGTGGGGCAGCGTCAGCGGCATTGACACCAGCGCGTTCAGCGTGGGCGACATTCTGTACGCCAGCCCGACGGTGGCCGGCGGGTTCACGGCAACCAAGCCTACCGCGCCGGACAACGTGATTCCCATCGCGGCAGTGCTGGTGGACAGCGCCACTGGCGGCGAGATTTTTGTGCGGCCCACCATTGAACAGCAGAAGTACTACGGCGAGTTCACGCGCACGACCAACCTAGCGGCAGCGGTGATCAACACGGCATATGCAATCCCGCTGGACACCACAGAGATTGCCGAGGGCGTGACGCTGGAGGGCTCACCGCTGACGCGCCTCAAGGTGCCGCAGTCGGGCCTGTACCAGTTCACGGTGCGGTATCAATTCACCTCGACCAACTCGTCGTCCAAGAACGCTCGCGTCTGGTTTCGCCGGAACGGGACTACGGACTACTCCAACAGTACGGCGATCTCATCGCTGGACAGCAACGGTGGTTTTGCGACAATCACGGTGTCGGAGTTCTTCTCCTTGCAAGCCAACGACTACCTTGAGCTTATGTGGGCTGTCTCAGACACCGCGCTGTTGCTTACCGCTGCTGCCGCCACGGCCTATGCGCCCGCCTCGGCCGCCGTGATCGTCACCGTCACCCAGATTCAACAGTGAGGCCCTGATGGCAGTCGTCCTCTCCCAATACGCAGGCGCAGGCGCCCAGTTCTTCGACAACAACGGCAACCCGCTCAACGGCGGTCTGATCTACACCTACGCTGCTGGCACGACCACGCCCGCGGCGACGTACACGTCGTCTACTGGTGGCACGGCCAACGCCAACCCCATCGTGCTGGACAGCGCCGGCAGAACGCCCGCGCAAATCTGGCTGACTGCGGGTTCGTCGTACAAGTTCGTGCTGCAGACGTCGCTGGGCGTGACGATCAAGACAGACGACAACATCTACGCGGCGTTTGACTTGACTAAGGAAGTCAGCGTTGCCGTGGGGTTGGGCGCAAGCAGCATTGCCACCAACATCGCCGTGGGCGACACGGCGCTGGACAGCAACACCACGGGGTCGAACAACGTCGCCGTCGGGTACAACGCCCTGACGTCAAACACTGACGGGTTTCAAAACGTCGCCGTCGGCTCGCAGGCGCTGGATGCCAACACCAGCGGCGATTACAACACCGCCGTGGGCTACGATTCGTTGTCGGCGGCCACGACGGCAAACTACAACACTGGCGTTGGGTATCGGGCGCTAAATGCGGCTACTACGGGCGCGAACAACACGGCGCTCGGCGCAGACGCTGCGCTTGCGGTGCAAACCGGGGCAAACAATGTTGTTGTAGGCCAAGGTGCATTCACAGCGGCAATCAGCGTCGGCAACTCTACTGCAATTGGTTTTGAAGCGCTAAAAGCTGTAACAATCGGCGACTTTAATGTGGCTGTCGGCAGATCAGCGCTCACTGGATTAAGTATTGGCAGCAGCAATACAGCTGTCGGCGCTTATGCGTTAGATGGTCCACTTATTTCTAGCGACAACACGGCCGTTGGTTATAGTTGCTTGAGTTCACTTAGCACTGGGGGGGCGCAAAATACTGCCATCGGATACGCCGCTGGCGACTCGCTCACGACCGGCAGCAACAACACGGTGATTGGCTACAACGCCGATGTGTCGGCAGTCGGTGTCAGCAACGAAGTCACCATCGGCAACGCCAGCGTAACGTCGTTCCGCGTGCCGGGTCTGACGCTGACGTTCAGCGTGAAGTACTTCAACCACGGGACGCTGACCGTGGCTACACTGCCGGCAGCGGCTACCGCCGGGGCGGGTGCGCGGGCCTTCGTTACCGATGCCAACGCAACAACGTTTGCGTCTATCGTGGCCGGCGGTGGGGCAAACGGAGTTCCCGTGTACAGCGACGGCACCAACTGGCGGATTGGGTGAGGTGAATTATGGCAAAAGTGTCGTCTGAATACTGGTCGTATGACGATCCGCGTTGGGCCAATGACCCGGCATATGGCAACCCGGAGACCATGAAATATGTGGGTCCGTGGGAGCAGGTTCTGCAGGCAACGGGCTTCCGGGGAAAAGTGTATGAGCCCATGATTGAAATGCAGCCCGACCCGAACGGCGGTTTTATGCCGCTAGAAGTTGGGCAGCAATATACGCCTCAAGCCAAGGCGGCTATTGATAGCCTTCGCGCGTCGGGCTACGACCTTCGCTGGAAGCATCCGGACAAGCGCACCTTTAATACCTACTGGGGTTTTGTAACGCCAGATGGCGTGCAGGACATCAAGATCGCCGGATCCGATGTCGGCGACATGATCGAGCCCATGATCAAGATTTTCGGCGCCGGCCTCGGGCTAGCCGGTCTTGGTGCGGGCATCAATTCGTTGCTGGGGGGTGCTGGGGCTGGCGCGGGGGCGGGTGCCGGCAGTGCGCTGGGCATCGCAGAGGCTATGGCGCCTGGCGTTCTTGCGCCAGCTACCGCTGCGGAAATGGCAGGCGTCAACGCGCTTCTGGGGGGAGCCGGCGGCGCGCTGTCGGCCGCAGACTTGGCAAGTCTGCCGTCAGATGTGCTGGGGCAAGCTGGGTCTTTGTCTCCGACGAATTTGGCCGAGTTGGATGTTTTCACAACGCCGCCATCGTCAATGACTCCGTTGCCGACCGGCTCGCCGTCGGTGACGCCGCTGACTGAATTGCCGCCGTCACTTGGCCCCGTCACGGCGCCAACGTTTGAGTTCGGCACGTTGGCTGACCCCACTGCGGCGATTACGTCAACGCCTCCGACGGCGGGCATTACGCCGAGCGCCGGCACTGCCTTGGGTATTGCAGAGGGCATGGCCCCCGGCGTCATCGCGCCGGCAACTGCGGCAGAACTGGCGGGGGTGAACGCGCTGCTGGGCGGCGCTGGTGGAGTGTTGGGCGCGGGCCTTGGCGGTGGTGGAGCAACTGGTGGCGCGGCGTCTACCGCAGCAGACGCCGCGGCAATTGGAGGCGGCGCTGCTGTTCCGACCGTTGCAACTGGCGGCGCCACTGGCGCGGCAACCGGCGGCGCAGACATTATGGAAGGCATGGTCCCGGGCGGCCTTACCGGCTCGGGGATTCCGGCAACGCTTGGCGAGGCTTCAGCGGCGGGCGCGGTCGCTGCTGGCGCCGGGGCAACTGGCGGCAGCCTCCTCGACAAAGCCGTCAAACTTGTCACCAGCCCCGTCGGCCAAGCCGTCGTAGGCGGCGTCGGCAGCGTCGTCGGGGGCGTGCTGGAGGCCAACGCTGCCGAAAAGGCGGCGCAAACGCAAGCCCAATCTGCCGCAAACGCTCTCGCCCTGCAGCGGGAGATGTTTGAGTACCAGAAAAGCCTGCTGGAACCGTACCGCACTGCCGGCACGAAAGCGCTGGAACGCCTGTCCGGTGCGATGGGCCTCGGCGGCCCGGGCTCGCAGCAGCAGATGCTGGAGATGGACCCGGGCTACGGGTTCCGTCTGGGCGAGGGTCTGAAAGCGCTGGAGCGCATGCAGGCGTCTCGGGGCAACTTCCTGTCGGGCGGTGCGCTGAAGGCCGGCCAGCGGTTTGCGCAGGATACGGCGTCGCAGGAGTACGGCAACGCGTACAACCGGCTGGCAAACATCGCAGGGCTGGGGCAGACTGCCGGCACGCAAATGGGTGGCGCAGCGGCGGGTTTCGGCACCTCTGCCGGCAACATCATGGGCCAAGAGGCCAACGCGCTGGCGGCGGGGCGCGTTGCCCGTGGTTCAGCGTACAGTAACGCCATCGGCGGGGCGCTGGGGTCCTTTGAGAACTATCTCAATCGCCAACAACGCCAGCAAATGATTGACATCTACGGCCGCATGCTCGCGGGCGGGGGCTGACATCATGCAACTTGACACCCGATTGCCCCTGATGGCCGGCCAACGCCAGCCAATTCGATTTGCGCCTGAGTCTCCGATTGAGTCGCTGACGGCTGTGGCTCCAGCGATCAATGCGCTGCGGGGGATTCAGCAGCAGCAGATGGAAACTGCCGAGGCTGTGCGCAAGCGGCAGGCGTACCAGCAGTTTCAGAATGAAGTGGCCAAGGCGTTTCCAGGCGGCGTGAAAGAACTGTCTCGAGTTTTTTTGACGCATGGCACCACTTCTCAGCACTTTGACGTCGGCCAGAAGCTGATGCAGATGGCGATGGAAGAAGATGATCGCCAGAGAATCTTTGGCGGTGGCGGCGCGCCTGCGATGGCCGAGCAGCCTGCCGCCATGCCGGCCGCAGCACCAGAAGCAGTGCCAGAGATGGACTTTAGCGCTGCCGGTGGCGCTCGGCCTGTGAACGCCATGATGGCACAGGCTGCGCCTGCGCCTATGGGAGCGCCTGCCGCGCCCGCAAAGATGCTGGATTACGCTGGCCGGCAGTATTCGTCGGAGCAAGTCGGGCTGATGCTGCAGAGCAGGAATCCGCAGTTGCAACAGCTTGGGCGGGCGATTGCGGATGCAAACAGGCCCAAGGCGGATCGAGAATTTGCGCCGTCAGAAATCTCGCGTTTGCAGCAAGAGATTGCTCAGTTGCCGGCAGGTGATCCGCGAAGGGTTCCGCTTGAAAAGCGGATTCAGATGCTAACGGAGCGGCCGCCGGCAGCGTCAACAAACGTGCAAGTAAATTTGCCTGAGCTTGAGAAAAAAGAGCGCCAATCCAAGGGCGAGTTTAATGTCCGAGCCTACGAGACA